CCTCGTACATCTTCTTAAAGAGGCTGATAAACCGCTCCCTGTTAAAACCAGCAGAAAAATCCTCTACCTCGGAGGCTCTTACTGGAAGAGTCACAAATGCAGTAGACACAGATCCTTCCGTATAAAGATCAACAGATCCCTTTTCGTGCCGCAGATAAACAAAAGCCGCATCCTTTATATGAGACGCTGCCTTACAAAATTCCGAAATTATATCAAAATCGATAAAAACTTCATTCTTTTTTACTTTTGTACTCATGTTATATCACTGATGTCCTCAAATGCACGGGTGTTCGGTACTTAAGGTATTCAATGCTAACGTCAGATTTGTAAGCATAAAAACCATTTTTTATAGCGGGATCCAGCTCATTCAAATAAATAGTACCATCATCTACCTCTATGCCATCTGTTCCCACGTAATAGCACTCTCCTTTGTGCAGTGCATAGGGACAATAAGCACTTTTTTCACATTTGTCAAGGACTTTATCCAATTGAAGCAAAACTTCTCTCTTAGCGTATTTTACTTGCCGCATAGTCAGCCCAGTAATTCTCCTCAAATCCCTATCGGATAGTTGAGGACTTTCTTGAAGAGCCTCATACGCTTTTACAGCTTCTTGAGATAAACCCTTCCTCAAATACTTGTCCAACCAACTAGCAGTGGCGTAATCCTCTTGGTTGTAGTCTTTCGTGGAAATAATGTCTCCCAGGCAAAACATGTCCGATGAATCGGTATTCACCGGACTATCTAGAGATACTTCCGAAATCTTAGCCAATTTCTTAACTTCAATCCTTTTATAAGGAGCGTCAAAGGCATTTCCTCGAGTCTTGACCAGTTTCGTCTCAGTACCGGTTACTGTGTAACCATTTTTCTGAGTAAAGTTATTCCTAAGCAGCAATTGAGCAGTTTGTTGGATATTGTGATAAACCAAAGAGCACAAGCTCGCCTTGTCCACATACTCTACATCTATTTCTGGAATAACAAAATCCTTCTTATTTGCAAGCTTAGAAAACTCCGGAGTTACCAGTCTCAAATTCTCCTCGTCACAATCTATCAAATCGTATAGACTCCCATTATGCCGGTACTGTACTGAGTCATACGTAGTACCCATACGCACTATAGATACCAGAAGATCGGCTATTACATCCTCTTCAGGCTGCTTAAGAATAGTTGAAAGCCTTTTAGTAGTACTTATTAGCAGAGCCTTCCATTTTTTAATTGCCGCTGCTACTTCTATATCAGTAGTCTCACTATTAACAATAGAATTAACGTAGATTGAGAGTTCTTCATACGTGCTATTCAAGGCTCTTCCTCCAAACTTCGTGCAATCTCTCTAATGTGAGAGATCCGGGATCCTCTTTACCGAATAGTTCAACATATAGCGGATCAAGACCACATGCGAAGAGTTCATCGTGTAGTTTCCTAGCAGCTATCTGAGCGTCTGCATCCAAACATACAACAGGGCGTAAACCAATATACTTACAGAGCTTTATGATTTTATTCATCTGAGAAGGTGACGCTTCCTTAGTGTTCAAGCCTACGGCTTGGAGACCATAGGTGTGAAGCTTCCATACGTCGCTGGCACCCTCTACAATCCATAAACAAGAAGATACGGAGGTCACCGCATGACCTCCGTAAAGAAGGTGCTGAATAGGGCTCCCTGCCGGGTTGCACCAACGCTTGAATGTGTCGGGCGCTAGGAATCTGAGCTGAAAAGTCTTGTAAGAGCCGTCTGTGTCCCAAACTGGGCATATGATAGAACCTGCCATTTGTAGTTTACCCAAATACCCAGATTTTACATATTTCAATCCATAAGTGTCTATCGTATTCTGATTAATTCCTCTATCCACCAAATATTGAACATTTCCTATAGGGTCCAGATTCTCATCCCCTGGGAAGTCATTTATCTGCAGGCCTTTTACAACATTGCCTTTTTTATCGAAAAGGTCGTTTATATTGAAATCTGTAGAGGTGCTTTTTAGGTCTTCCCAGACTTCTCTCCAGGAATCGATGTTCTCGAGTAGTTTGTACAGGAGTGGAAAAGTACCCCGGACCGAGCACGATTGCGACCCACATATAAAAAAGCCTTCATCCAGATCAACAGAGAAGGAGGGGCGGCTGTCATCATGGAACGGGCAATGAGTATGAATTTTATTAGAAGAATTAGGAGTAGCTTCAGGAAATTTACTTAATATGTAGTCCCTCTTGTCGATCATATGACTAATATATCAGAGGAAACTTTACTTGTCAATAGAAAAGATTAGAATTATTCTACTAAATTTCCATATCGATCATACCTCAACCAAGGCGTCTCTACTCGATAAGCTAAAGTAGAGTACGTACTTAGACTCCTTACATTTAGGGCATATTTTCTTAGTCTCCCTAAAAACAGGATCTGATATATCTACATGAATAGGCTTACGTCTTGCGTATTCATACGCCTTCTTACAATCTTTACAATTATACATTAAGCCATCTGGTGCTTGGTTACTCTTATAAAAGCCCGAAAGAGGTTTAGTTATCTTGCACTTTGTACACACTTTAGTACTCATCTCAAATAAGACCACCTTCCCTAACAAGTATCATTACGCTTTGCTATTTCCCACAAATACGAAACATCTCTAGTAATCATCATTTTAGAAAAATCAGTATTTACTACAACCTCTGGATTAGTTATCTCTGACTCACGTGAAAACATAGGAGATAAAACCATAAGCCCCTCAGCTTTCTCTTCTGGGGTTTGGTTAAGGGCAATCGATAAATTCACGCCCTGCGATATATCTATACTCTTGCCTCGATGTTTTTCAGAAAGACGCTCTGCGGAGACAGACTCCATATTAGATTGAGATGCAGTAAAAATTGGTACATCAAAAGTATCCGCTAGATGTTTCATATCCCACACTATCTGACCTTGTTGCAGCCTCTCCTCTCTATGTGGTACGTTAGGTGCCACAATATTAAGATAATCTATAACTACAACATCAGGAGACCATCCTTGAGCTTTTAAGGTTACTATGTATTCCTCTACCTCCGACAACTTGGTAGATTTAGGCGTACACTTCATAATCTTTAATCTAGCATCCCAAGTATTTACACGTTGGAAGAAAACATCCAAATGATCTTTTTCTTCTTGGGTTAAGGCCATTGTTCTAACTCTATCATAGTTTAGTTGGCCAAAAAGAGCATCATATCGATCACAAGTTAATTCAATAGTATTCTCGTATATCAAGTGTAGGACATTAAAGCCCTGAAGCACAGAAGCGAAGCCTATGTGGTTGAGAACTATACTCTTTCCGCGTTTCATGGGCGCGATTACGTCAATTATCGATTTAGATCTAATATCAAATTGTTCATCCAATCCTTTAATGCCCATCTTGAACACTGGGTTAATATCAGGGTTATCTCGTTCCGAGATACGCCTTTGGGATCTCTCTATGTAATTGCCTGCCCAATCTACGATTGGGAAGGCTTCTTCTCTAATTATCTCGTGAGCCTTCTTCTGAGCCTCCATGAGGTCATCTAGCATATAGTCTATCCTACTAGTACGGTCAAAACCCTCAAAAGCATTTTTGGTGGTGGCCTTTACTACGGAATACGCAATATAAGTTTTAAATTTCTTCTCAGCATCTTCTGTAAAGGTTAATTCCTTCTGAAAAAGGTGCCATACTTGGTCACGGAAGAGGAGCCTTTTCTCTTCCTCATCTATATCCTCAGAAAGGAGCTGGTCCGCATATTCCCACTCGAGGGGTTTCCAATTGCGAGCCTTTAGCTTCTTCGCAAGCCATTTATAGGCGTCTACTGCAAAATAACCTGGCTCAAGGTGCTCCAAAACTCCGGATTCTAACGTGATCTTACGCTTCAGTATCGAGGCTAAGAACTCCGCTTCTACTGCTGCATTAATATGCACCTAGACCCTCCAAATCACGGGTTTACCCCACCTAGACGCAGCTTCGATCTCAGTAATCATCCCACCGGTCGGCTCTTTAGCATAAACCCAAAGCTCATTACAGCTGAAAAGTAATGATAGGCAGAACGCCATACCTTGCTCCTCTGTAACCGAAGACTCAGGACCTTCTGACATTCCGGGAGGAAACGCCAGTATAGGTGCTATAGGTACTATAACCTCATCCCAATACAAAGGAATATAAACAAGCTTCTTAAGGTAACCCTCAAGGATAGGCATAGCACCCGCGTTCCTTTGCCCAATCTTATTTACTATATTTTCAACCTTCTTAATGTTCTTAGTGGGATCTGCCCTGTAGGGGTGGCAAATATAAACTCTTTTCATATTTTCATAGCACTGTAGGTCAATCGTATTCATAAACGCTCCTTATATAGGCCAACTCGTAAAATCTTCAATCAATCGCAAATCTTCCCCGCCACCAACAGACACCTCCCGAATAACCGCTCCCCCTAAATGACCATCTGCCTTAATCTCCAGTAATGAATCCACTTCCCGTTTATACAGAGTAGATATTGCTCCTGGAGTGTAATTGGAAGTTATGATAGTGGGCATACATCGATCTCTCCTATAATGCAGAACTCTCTGCAATCCTGAAATCATGTTTGCTCTCTTCCACTCTGCCGCATGATCCTCATTCCCCAAATCATCCAGAACTAGCCAATCGCACTTCCACAGAGAGTCATCATTTTTAAGCATTTGGGCCATAAAATCCTCAGCATGAATGAAACTATAAGTCCTGCTGGACTTATAGTTCCCCTCTTCAAAAAAATGTCTTGCAATATGGTACATCAAGTAATGAGCAAGAGTTGTCTTCCCCCTACCACGCTCTTTAGAGAACATATACAAACAGAGCCCTTTATCTTCTGCGATACTAGGATAGTCTTTGAAATAGTTCACAAACTGCTCACCCTCCTCTATAACAGGAAGTTCATAAGCTTCATTTGTAATAATGTCCAAGGCTTTACGAGTAAAGCCCTTGGACAGAAGCCTATTATAGACTCTAAAAACCTTCATACACTCGCACGCTTCTAAGTTATCTAGAAACCCTGATCCCTTGCATACTTCACACGACCCTATTAGATCAGACTTTAGAGACATGCATGTACCGCTATTTGAGACCATGTTTCTAGCTCAGACCAGCAATCCCACAATTCTTTTTCTGAGATCCACCCAAGCTTCTTACCTTCTTCTTTAAGGTCTGTAGCTTGCGCGTGATCGTCAGATACGTTAACAACATATACTGCGCCGAGGTGGACCATATTAACCATGCTACTGTCCTTTCCACCAGCATAAAGAAGTGCCTTTGGTACAATACCTAAATCTCCCATTAAGAGCAGTGCGGATGAATACGATTTAGGTAGAGATACTTCCTCTGCGAATTCTCTCCGGGCTGCCTCTCTAACTATCGTGGCTATGTCTGCTCCGAGGTCAACGGGGTTTATGTGCCCACCTACCCCTACGGACAAACTACCTTTCAGACGGGTCTCTGCGCCGTCTCTGGAATAGGTAAAATAGCGATCTCCATTCTTGAGTGCAATGTATGGGATAATTTGCTTATATTCTGGGTTAGTTTCCGCCAACCCTCGGGGTAGGAAGAACGAATGCTTTACGCAATGCTGGAACCAATCCAAATCAGTAGAGTTCTTTGTGAGCCCAAACATCTCCAAACTTTTTGGATATTGGTCCGTCAACAAACCAGTAAATCCGTACATAAGCTCTTTTTTAAAGACCAATACCAGCTCGTTTTGCTTCTCGATATACATTAGCACTCCTCTTTTTCCCTAGTAAAAATTGCTAGGCGTTCCTCATACACAGCAAGGTCTCCGCACACGCGAATCATCTGCCTAGAGAACTCCACCGAAGAGGCGCAGTCAGCCTCTAGAATAGCAATACACGCCTTAAGCTCCGCCTTCTTTCGAGCTATCATCTGCATTATATAGTCAATATCGCCTTGAATATCCTCTTGCAGATGTTTCCTATTCTCTTCCCTGCGCTGTTCCTTACTTTTAAACCAACTCATCTTTTCCTCCACTTAATAGCCCGGCCTCGGCCAGAAGTTGTGTTGCCTTCGGCATCCCATAGATTAGGAGATGCCCCCCATTTCATATACTCGTCCCAGGTAGGACTTTGCGTCAATCTTCGAGCGTCCAACCACTCCTCTTTAAAGAATTCAAAATTATCCGGAGTACACTTAATTACAAAATATGAGTTTACGGCATAATGTCTCTTACCGCGCCGTTGAGTCCCATCCTCATAGTAGTAATGTCCATCCCCATCCAGCTTAACAACTCTTTTCAACTCATCCCTATCATCTGATGAAGGATGCCACCCTTTTGGGATATAGCCATCAGTCAGCTCACAGTCAAGTGACAAACCTAGGAAATTCCTAATATCCCGCCAAGGATCGTTAGACTTCTGCTTAAGCTCAGCTATGTCAGGATCTAGAGCATTCACATTAATAATAGTTCTATACAAAACAGGTTTTTTAGGGAACATTTCTTTAGCTTTCATGAATTTCTCTTCCAACCAAATCTCAGGATCTACGTCCTGAGATTTGAGTTGCCTAATCCTGTCAATAAGCCTGTGGTAGCCTTCAAAATGCATAGCACCCTTCGTATTATCATCATGACGAACAATGCTACTCTTCTTTAAGGCTGCTTTTCCAAAGTGCTCAACTTGAAGTTGGATAAATTGAAGAAAAATGTCTGCTGCGTAGTCCAGCTCATCCTGGTCCTTAACATATTTCCGCAATTTAGTCATCCAGGAGCGTTCGCCTTTATTGTAAAGGAATTTACCAACCCCGGCGTACCGTTCGTACGGTATGACTGGGAATACGAAAGCTGAATAGGCTTCTAGTGAGACATCCGCCTCGTCCAGATAGTCCATAAGTCCTAAAATTGAATTATGCTGAAATCTGAATGCTTCATATTGATTATCATGCCAAGGATCGATCAAGCCCGTATATCCTAGATAACTCCAAATCAACCTAGACATCCCGACCAGGGGACCTTCAATTTCTCTAGCTCTAGCAACCCCACCTACTGGCTGGGGCTTTGCTTTCTTAACTTTCTTCACCTTCTTTGCTGGTTTTGATCCTGGCATAGGCATTGTCATTGTAATGGTCGCCATATTATTACCTCAAATATCGTAAAAGTTCAGCTTTACCGATTGATAGGAGTTTCTCGTTCTCTACTGTCAGCGCATCCGCTATATCTCCCTTACCTTCCAATTTCATCCTAACTAGCTCATCCAGCGACCCTACTACGTCCAAGAATATCAGCGTAGCAGGTTGCGATCTCATTCTGTCCAACCAGGTAAGCTCACCTACAGTTTTAACACGCCTGTGAATCCTGTCAAGGGATTGTTTGTACTGAGTATAGGAATAGGGTCGGTCGATATAGATCGCAGTGCGAGCCCTTGCCAAAAAGTCGGTTCCCGTACCTGCTTTAGCTGGAATAGCTGCAGCAATTCGTATCTTGGGGTCATACTCGAAGGAGTTTGCAAGAGCATCATCGATCTCCACCCCACCACGTATCTTCACAACTCCGTACAGGGCATTCCAGCGGTCGTAGATGAAGTCGATAGCCCTTCGGTACTCAGACCAGATGATCACCTTCTGCTCGGGGTCTGACATCACCTCCTCGAGGATAGAATCCAATTCGAGGTACTTCGCGGACTCACAAGTCTCGTCAATGAACTGCGGGTGGTTTAGCAACTGTCTCAGTCGAACCGTTTTTGCACTATCTGCGAAGAACTTGGCCAGGTTGATCTTACTAGAACTGGAAAGATCTGCTATGATTTCATTGCAGACCGCTTTGTACAGCTTCTCTTGCTTTCCGGAAAGGATAACATCTCTAATAATGGTAGTCTTATCCGGGAATCCTACCATGTCCTCTTTTGTGCGCCGGATAGAGACTGCCTCTAGTCGGGATTTCAATTCTCCCAGATTTTTGTACCCCACAACCTTATCAAACGATATTTGACGGGACCGGCGACCCTTCTTCCCGTTTACGCCTTTTTTAGGCTTGAGTGTCATGGTCTTTTTCTCTTTATGTGTGAAATACGTCTCAAACCTTGAAATATTAGGAAGGTGCTCATTGCTGAGTACTTTCAAAGTTACATACGCATTCATTGGAGACTCTGAAACCGGAGTACCGGTCATCAGGATAGCTCGGGGCGGCTTCGCCTCCCGGTCCCGTAACTCTGCCAGGAGAGATAGCACGCACTTTGACCTTTTAGCATCATCGTTTTTATACATGTGCCACTCGTCTACTATTACCATGTCGAATTTCATGGTTTTCAGGAGCTTAGTAACATCTCCATAGATGGCCTGCTTGCCAGAAGCAATCAGGTTCTCTGGGTGTACTAGCATAAGATCCCAGTTACCCGTTTTATGTTTTTTCAAGAATTCAAGAGAAACTTTCCGTCCCGGAGGGATAGACACAGAGGTTAGGTGGGTGTGTTTTTCGATCTCGCGCCCGAACCCTAGCATAACCGATTTAGGGCAGATTACTAACGTCCTCCGGACCTTAGGACCCAATGAAATTAATGATCCTAGCGCCTGAATAGTATTATGAGTTACGATGAAATCATCTGTGATGTACAACTGGTCAGGCGCATCTACAGAAATACACTGAGCTTCCTTTTCTCCCACGCACTCCACCTTATCAAAGCCTCTCGTAGGAGGGTACTTAGTTCTGGGTTTCCAGACATCAGCTTTCCTAGATAATTTAAAGGGCGTGTCATTTCCGGGAAATGATATGTGTAACCTGTACGCCAGTTGACCTTCTTTTTTCTTCCCCTTATACGTATACGTAGGTGTTTTAGTGCTAAGAGTAGCCTTTCCACCAAAAGACCACACTAAAAATTGAGCATCTAGGGCTAGCCGCTCCGATACAGATACATATTCAATATTACTACTTGGGGAACAATACCCGTCCGCGTCAAATAAGCCCCTCAACAGCTCTAGCCTAGACTCTTTAGATGCAAATTTATAAATATCGGGAATAAACTTAGAGTTAGACTTCCGGCCCATTAAATCTAGGCCCCTAAGCATATCTAAAACTACATTAGCATAATGACCTTCAGTTTTAGAAATACCATAAGTTATAGTACCAACACGCCTCCTTATATACACTTCTTCCGGGAGTAGCCTCCCAATATTAGAAACTACTTCAGCATCCTCAGTCGTAAACGACACATTTTGATGTGATAAGCCTCCATCCCCTAGCAAGAACCCTAGTACATAAGGATGCAGCGGAAGCTCCCGCTCTTCGAACTCAATAGGCTTAACTATGGGTATATAATGCTTGCGGTTCCCATTTTTATAAAAAAGATCATCTTTAAAATTCTGCAACTGACGTACCTTAGGCCTGCACCCTTGATACTTAGAGCTAGGGCTCTGGATATGCCATAGATGCTCTCCACAACATTCCGTAGAAGCTCCATCTGAGAAAGTAACTCTATACACAAGACGTTTACCTTGAGGAAAAACTCCAATAACCTTAGAAGTACCCCCTTGCGAGTTAATAATAGGGTCACCTACTTGCACGTCTCCCATTAACACCCACCCAGTGGGTGTTAATATCTTAGAGGATAGGGGCTGCGCTTTGCCCACCCCCATCGAATCAAACAAACCGGACCTTCTATTCTGTATGCAATAGGATATTCCTGTTAGTTGATCTACGTATGGAACAGTCTTCAGCTTGCCTTCTAGGGATTGCTCCACCAACTCATTGTGAATTCCCTTTTTTATATCGTTGTTCCTTTTGTCGGAAGCCTGATAGTCCTTTATTAAGGTCATAGCCGCCTTGGTCATCGTGCGCCCCTCGACCAAGCCCATTGAGTCCAACTTCTTTTTAAGAGCTAACAGATCCATATAACTTAATGTATACACATCTGGCTCAGCCCCTTTCGCAGAAAGGAGCGATCTCAGAAGTAGATACACTCGAGCGTAGAACTCATGACTAATGTCCAATTTAGCAGCAAACTCAGTCCCTCTTGCGTCAATCTTGATCATCTAAAGCCTTTTTATGTATATCTGAGAGCTTTGTAACATTGGTGACTCGTCCACAAGGCACAGGCTCTGCGCAATACCCCCTCCACCAGGAACAATTCCTCATCAACAAGTTCCCCAAGACCTTATCATACTCGTCCCCGTCATAAATTAGAGCACATTTCAATTTTTTCACGAAATCTTGACAAACCCTATGAGACTTATAGCACAAGCGCTTTCGAGCAAGCGAAATAAGCGCTTGTGCATTCGCATCAAAGCACATATTGATTAGGTTCCCCTGCTTAGCCTCATCCTTATCAGTCACTAAAGAAATCCCGTGATCATCCCGTTGAGAATATACGTGAGGCTCAAATCCAACAGAATGCCGGACAAGATGAACATGAGCATAATACGGAATATCCTCAATAAACACTCTATACTTAACAGCCCTATCAGAGCTGTGCTCTGATAGGAGCATTTCATACCACGTTGAAATATTAGGCATCTTAGTAGTATACATGTCTTTTCCCTGAGTAACCCGCATAACCGGCGTCATGTACTCAGGACCAACCAATCGTTCAAACGTTACTTTCATTCTAAAAACCTGTATTGAGAAAATCCTCAATATCTGCCTTCCTTTTGTCCTCCTCTGAAACAGTTCCTATTTCTAATATCCTCCCCTTAATCAAAGGATAGTTTTTCATACCTACGTCTCTTAAGGAAACCTCCCGAACCGGGGCCTCTAAATCTGCATAATACAACGACTCAAACGTATTCTCGTGGTCCAGGCCAACTCCATTAAGAAAGGTCTTTACGGAAATCTTAATAACATCATCTTCCCCGGCCTCTGTACTACACATATACCAGATCATTCCTTTGAATTTACGATCTTTCATAGAAGTTAAAAAAGTACCTTCCCCTCCAGTATTCCAACCAAGCTCTTCATCATTCAAATAGGCTTTCACCGACTGGGTCTTTTTGTTATTCTTAACTAGTCCTACTTGAATAATTACTTTAACGCTCATTGTTGTCATAGTCCTTAATGTAATCCGTCAGTGTGCTCTGAACTAACCTAAGATGGTATACATTTGCAGATACGTTGTACCAATAGATCTGATAGGCTATCCGTTTTTGCATATCGTTAAATTGTGTATTTTCTTTTATGTACAGCTCAGGCGTTATGCGCTTCCGCATAAAGATGGGTGGGAGGAAATTGTCATGGTCCAGAAGCTGAGTCTCTACATACCATACAGATTTTTCCAGATCTTGACGACCCTTTTTATCCTTGTACCTAAATGTGTACTTAATGATGTTTGCTAAGGTGAAAATCATTCTATTACCAGCAGCGAAAACAAAAGGTTGCATACTACCTACATAGTGCTGGTCTTCATTGCCAGGAGTTGCCCCCAAATAAGCATCGAATTTTCTATAGTCATAATCTTCCAAAATATGCTCGCTCCTTACTTACCCGCTACCATTTCCGTAAAATCCTGTTTATAGTTATCACAGAATCCATTATAGGCCACGAGGCGACCCACAGTCCAGTGTTCATACTCATCCTTGTCTTCGTCCTCAGGACCTCTAGAAGACCAGGATGGTACTTCTGAATTATCAGAGTTGCAATAAA